GCCTCTAGTGATGCTGGTGTAGAAGGAACTGCAAATACTGGCGGTGGAGGCGGTGGAGGACACGGTTATCTATCAAACAGTGGTAAGGCTGGTGGTTCTGGTGTGGTTATTATTCGTTATTCAGATTCTTATAATGCAGCATCTTCTACTACTGGTAGCCCAACTGTAACAACATCAGGTGGATACCGTATTTACAAATGGACTGGAAGCGGGAGCATAACTTTCTAATGGCTGTTATCAGTATTAAAAATAAAACTAAAAGTGGCTCACTGCTAATTGGTAATGAAGCGTATATTCCAAATACTTTAATTGCAATAGGAAGTGGTTCTACTGGACAAACTGGTGGAATTATTTCTTATGATAATGGTTCTACTTGGACACAGTTTAACTTGCCAGTTGCCTCTGGTGCTAACATTCAAGCAAGTGGTGAGTATCTTGGCTATGGTAATGGTCTGTGGGTTTATGCTCCATACCAACAGAATAACTTTTACACATCAACTAACGGAACATCTTGGACTTCAAGAACAGCACCTTATACGTCATTTAAATCTACATATGTTTATTACACACCATCTACTGGTAAATGGGTAGTAGGTACTATGTATGACAGCAATCGTTATGCTTACTCTAGTGACGGTTTAACCTGGTCTGGTTCAACAGTATCTAATGCAAATGTTCAACTTGCTGGTGGTTATGTTAGTGGTTATTATATGTTTCCACAACACAATGACCCTACTTTAAATTATGTTTCAACATTAGGTGGTTCATCTACTCTTAATAGTTCTGGTTCGCCATCTCCTTATTTTGGTGCAGCAGGTGTAGGTGCATATAATGGGACTACATTGGTATTTACTGGTAATTATGGTTCAACTAATAATTTTTGGTACTCTACTAATGGAACATCATTCTCATTAGGAACAATGCCAACAACTGGTTATTGGTTCGGTACTCAGTGTTATGGTTATGAGGTTGGAACCTATGTTGCTTCTGCTGGAGGAACTGTTGGAGCATCATCAACAAATGGTACAAGTTGGACACAGCGAACACATATTAGCCAAGGAAATACAGAAGGTTTAATTACTTATGGTAAATCTGTTGGTTTTGCAAAAGTTGTTTACAATGGTGGAGCAACATCAGTATTTGCTACATCACCTGATGGAATTACTTGGACAGCAAAGACATCACCAAACATTTATGCGTGGACAATCCAGGCAAATCAAGCAAGAAACTACGCAAGAGGAGCATAATAAATGCGATATGAAATAGATGATAACAATACAGTCAAAATCTATGATGACATCAACTCAGAACCATTCTGGTTACAACCTTGTTACCCTAATGGAGATACATTTGATTCAGTTGAAGAAGCAACTGCTTGGGCAGAACTTGCTGTAGCGTCCCAACTTGATGAGTCTGCTCCATTCCCACCTAGTGGCAAAGGACAACCTGGTTTACCTAAGCCAACGGCAGAGGAAATTCGTCAAGCAAAATTAGAACGTACTGGACTTTCTGTAGATGACCTTAAGATTTTATTAGGAATAAATTAAAGGGGCAATTATGGCACACTTTGCACAACTAGATGAGAACAATGTAGTCACACAGGTAATTGTTGTGGCTAACGAAGAACTACTCCTTGATGGGGTAGAGAACGAGACTAAGGGCATTATGTTTTGCAAGTCTTTACTAGGTGAGGATACCCGCTGGGTTCAGACATCTTACAATGGCAACATCCGTAAGAACTATGCTGGTATTGGTTACACCTATGACCCAGTTGCTGACCACTTCTTTGCACCTCAGCCATATCCTTCTTGGACTTTGGACACTGATGCTAAGTGGCAGCCTCCTGTACCATTTCCTACTGAGACTGGAAAGTTCTTTACTTGGGATGAGCCAACCCTATCTTGGGTTGAAGTAGTAGTACCTGAATAATTTAATTTAACTTTCAACTAAAGGAGATACGGTGGCAGGCAGAGATATTACCGATGGCCGCGATACGCGGTCTATTGCAGTAGATGTTGGTGTTGTATCTAGTACAGCAGTCTGGCAGAACACAGACATTGCCTATGATATAGCCATCTCTGGATTGCCATTTATCTACGCAATTAGTGATGCTCGTCCGTACATCCGTCAAACTGCTCCGTTTAAAAAGGACCAGTTTGATAATCAGAATGAGCCAGGAGAGCAGTCGCTTACTGGCTGGTGGATTCGTAGCCAATCTTCTTTTCATGGTGGAGATGGGATTAACTTCTTTGACCCAACTTCTAATGATGAGTTTGGGCATTACCGATTTGCAGATAGCAAAGGTGTTAATATCTGGACTAAAGGACAGGTAACACTACTAAAGAACTGCACTTCGACTCACATAACTACTGGCGCAATAGCATCTAATGGCGTAGTTCAACAGCATTTACGTTCTATTAAATGGAATACAACTAAGGGTGTATTACTGCTTGATGAGTATGATGTAGATAAAATTGCTGCTGATGGCACAGTAACTCACTTTGTTGATTACAATGCAGGTGCTGGTGTTTATCCTGTCTATGCTGTTTGTGATGATGGTAAGAACGCATATTGGGTAACCAATGCTACTGCTGGTGGTACTACCAAGTTAACTGTTTATGGCAAACCATTGACTGGTTCTTCCGCTAGTACTGCAGATGAGTTTAAAATATTTGATAATAGCCAAATTATTACCAATGCTGTTATTGAATATGTAAAGCAGCGTCTCGTTATTTGTGCAGATAATAAAGTGTATGAGTGCGCTACTAGTGCATCTTCTACACCTACATTGCTATACACACACCCATCTTCTACTCATACTTATACATCCATAACAGCATCTGGTTCAGCCATCTACCTTGCAGGATACAACGGTATCCAGTCTGTTATTGAGAAGTTTACTCTTTCAACTACTGGCACAATGCCAACATTAACATCATCTATTGTTTCGGCAGAAATGCCGACAGGCGAAGTTATCCACAAGATTTTCTACTATCTTGGATACATGATGATTGGTACTAACAAGGGTGTTCGTGCTGCTGTAGTTAATGACCAAGACGGGTCTATTAACTATGGTCCATTAATCTTTGAATCAACCCAACCTGTCTATGACTTTGCTGCACGGGATAAGTTTGTTTGGTGTGCAGCATCTGTGGCTGGAGAGCCTGGGTTAATCCGTATTGACTTGTCTACTGAGATAGAGACACTACGTTTTGCCTATGCTAATGATGTCTATGCTGATGGTGTCACTGGTTACAAGACTACTGCCTGTGCATTTATTGGCAATGATGACCCAGCAGTTGCAGATAGAATTACATTCTGCACAGCCAATAACGGAACATCAGATGGCACAGTCTACATAGAAGATGCAGCCACACTACGGGCATCAGGTTACATAACAACAGGTAACATCAGATACTCAACACTTGAGCCAAAAAACTTTAAGCGTCTTCTTGGGCGCGGTGACTTTACATACGGCTCAATGACTTTGGAAACAGTAGATAGAGATGGCACAGAGTATGACCACATCTCATACGATTCTACTATTAACCCAATTGAAGTAACTACTTCTCAACCTGCTGAGGCACAGGAGTATGTTTCCTACAAGTTTATTCTTTACCGTGACGGCACAACATCTAGTCTTGGACCTACATTCAAGGGCTATCAAGTTAAAGCAACCATTGCTACACCACGGCAGAGGCTTATTAAGTTTCCTGTATTTTGTTTTGATATTGAATCAGACAAGTACAACGTACTTAAAGGCTATGAAGGAAAAGCATTTGAGCGTATTCAAGAACTAGAAGAAGCAGAACAAAGCGGAGATATTGTTACATGGCAAGATTTAACTACAGGAGAATCACGTCAAGTACAGATTGAACAGGTATCATTCACACGCATGACACCACCAGACCGTAGGTTTGATGGATTTGGTGGAGTCATTGACATCATTGTTAGGACAGTATAATGAACACACCCCAATGGGCAGGCTTAATTGTATCTATTATTGCAATTGTATCTGCATTTGCAGGTGCTGTTAGATGGTTGGTTAAGCACTATTTGTATGAACTAAAGCCTAACTCTGGTTCAAGTCTAAAAGATTCTGTTATTCGTTTAGAAGAAAAAGTAGAAATCCTGTATCAGATGATGCTACAGAGGGGAAGAGATGAACAACGATGAAGCCTGTTGCCAAGAAAGCCACACCTGCCGCTATTGCTGTCCTGCGTCAAGCCACAGCGATTTCACCATTGCGTATGAAAGCCAGCGATGGACTTCTGCCGTCGAACGCTCATCTGAAACAGAGTCCAACCAGCGACCATAATACTGGACTTGCTGTTGACCTGACGCACGACCCTAAGAATGGAATTGATTGTGCTGACATTTTTGAAAAACTTAAAGAAGATAAGCGTGTTAAGTATCTTATCTTTAAGGGCAAGATATGGTCTAAAGAAAAGGCTAAGCAAGGAAACAGACAATACAGTGGGAGTAATCCTCATAATAAGCATCTACATATTTCTATTAATGCCGCTTGTTCTGCAGATACTTCTCCGTGGTTCTGGTGGTTAAACCAACCAAAGATTGTTAGTCAGGTAGTAGCAAAGGTGCTACCAGTACCTGCGAAGAAAGCATATAAGACTGAAGTTTGTACCTGCTGCAAAGTGCACGGGACAAAGTAATCCTATAGGAGGAATACAATGGAACAATTCAAGCAAGTTGCACTCACATGGTTCCGTGCTGCTGCTGCTGCAGCGGTTGCACTCTACCTTGCAGGTGAGACAGACCTTAAGTCTACCAGCGCTGGGGGTCTTTTGTCATTTACGCATGTAGTTAAGTATATCTTCAACCTTAATAAGGTAGCCCTTACTAGGGTTCGGAGGTATGTTGCAGGTAATGGCTCTTCCCCTTGCCGTTACTACTTGCTTTAGTACCTCCGTTGGTACTAACAGGGTTGCCCCCTCCAGAACAAAGGCCCAATACTGAGCCTTCGTGCTGGACAATCCTGATAAATACCAATTCTCGTTGTTGTGTGACCAGCATACTGTCTCGATATATAAGTTGCCAGTCTCTTTCCATTTTAAATCTGTCTTTACTTCTACTGTAGTACCACCTGTTAACAGTTGTTCTACTAATCCTTCACCTTCTTGACCTACCTTTAGGTCTAAGTCAAAGTCAGATAACTTTGCTGTACTCATGTATCTCCCATGCTAGACCGACTGGTGTAGGAATAATATTTAGTTTCTTTCTTAACTGACTTCTGTGTCTAGGTGTAGTGCCTGCCCAGTATCCTTGCACTGAATTATGTAGCGCATAATCAAAACACTGCTGCTTTACTGGACATCCAGAGCAAATCTTTTTAAGTAGATTTGCTTCTCTATAACCTGGCTCGCTATCTTCGCAGAACCACATCTCTGTATTAGTTCCTAAGCAGGCTGGTGTATCTGTCCATTCTGGGTAACTCACTTATCCTCCTGTTGAGTAGAAACCTGTGCCGTTGAACTTGATGGCTGGTGCTGACCATATACGCTGCATAGTTTCACCGCAAGTACCACATGCTGGCGGAATATTCTCGTTAGTTTCCTGCACTTCTGTGCAAGCATTGCATTTAAAATCATATAGTGGCATTAGATAATCCCCTCGTTTTGTGGGTAAGGGAGTGTGACCATTGAGCCACAGTTAACGCACTCTCCATCAAGGAAATAAAAGCATAGTTCACCTTGGTCAAATGCAACAAGCGCATGAAATACATCCCCTCCACATACGCAAACATCTCCAATAGGTTCTCCTCGCAAGTCCATAGCGTGCGAGTAATCCGTTGGGTGTAGTAACTCTCGGATTTCTTTGACATTATCATTCTCCTGATTCGTCATCTTCTACCTCTATAGAACTATCTTCTTCTAGGTATGGCCTATGCCCACCAAGATTTCTAATTAAACTACTGATAGCCCGCTGTACTTTCATGCGGGCACCATCAGGTGTTGTCTTTAGTTCTTCACCCAACTTACTCCACTCGCAAGATTCTGTACTAAAACGAGTCTTAAGAATAAATTGTTTTGCCTCTGACAATCTGTAGTAGGCTGATGCTATATCTGACCTGAGCACTAGCCAGTTGTTGGTGTCTGTGCTTTCACCCTTACTGAACTTAAAGTTTAGGTCTTTAATCTTAGATGGGATTTCATAGGACTCTGCAATGATTGATGGCAGGAATGCCTCAATAACTGAAGCGTCATAGTAGTAAAGGTCAAGCAACTCATAGCCAACCGTCCGTGCCTTTTCGCGTTCACAATAAGTAATTGCTTTATTACGAAGAGACTTGGCTATGAGTTTGTCTTTGTCCTTTTGTGGCAAGGCTGACCACTCTTTGTACTTTTGTGGGTGACTAACAAACCATATCCACAGCACCTGCTGTATGTCTTGCTGGTCAGTCATGGGGTATTTGCGCTGGTATTCGGCAGCAATAGCCACAACCATCTGCTCATACTCTTCTAAGTACTCCACGTTATCCCTCTGTTACGCCTTCCCATTGTCGCCTTTGCACCAATAGTCCGATTATTGCATAGTTGGCTAGGTCAATAAAGGTATCTTCAATACTTTCATAATTGGGCGTGTCGCTTTTTTTGTAGTAAAGATTTTCCAATCGTGCCATCTTGTCATGCATCCGCACAAGTAGACCGTTCATTGCACCACCTGGAGCATTGGCTATGTTAAATGGGCCGTAATCTTGATGCTTACGTATCATAATTATTCGTAGTTCATTTAAGATATCTTCAAAATTATTCAGGTCTTTCATCAAGTATCTCCTTAGCCTCTTCTTCAAAGTCCATCATTGCTTCTTGTACTAATACTTCTTCTACTATCTCATCTCCATGTCCTGCCTCTGCTGATACTAGTACTGCTGCCAGCATGGTCAACATGTTGTTTGCTTTTTCTTGGCTTACTTTATTTGCTATCCATACATCTCTGAGTGCATTGAGTATGTCTAGTCCTTTGTTACTAGAGATTGGTATGCCTAAGTATCTGGGATGTTCTTTAATAAAATCCCAGACTTCTTCGTTGTTATTCAGAAAGGCATTTTCGGACTCGTTCATTTATAAACTCCGCTCCTTCTAGCATTACTATGCTATTAACATCATGCCCCTCTGGCATTTGTACTATATTAACATTACTTAACTCTCGGCTAACCTTCTTGCCAAAATCCATACCTGCTGTATCACCATCTGCTAATACAATTACTGTATCAAAGTCATCTAATATTTTAGAGTAAAATGGTTTCCAGTTGTTGGCTCCTGGAATACCTATTGATGGATGATTAGTCTTTACACTCATGGTAATGCAATCTATTTCTCCTTCTGTCACACAAATATAATCTGATGCAGTAAGAACTACTTGTGCATTGAACATGCTGGTTTTAGCACCTGGCATGCCCATATACTTTGGGTCAGCATTACCTATTGCTCTGAATCTAATATCAACTACACCTGATGGTGTTATGTATGGTATTGCTAGTCTGCCTATGTATTGTTCATGACCTGGAAGAGCGTCCTTTACCACTCCAAGATGAAAGCGTTGCGCCTCTGCGACCGATAGATTGCGTGTTGACAGATACTCTGTTGCTAGATGAATTTGACTTGCGTACTGGTGCGTCGCCTGCAAGAGAAATTGTCTGTGCGAACTCGATAGCCTCACGATATGTACCTCCCTCCCTTTGAATAATTAAATCGTATACGTCTCCACCAACACCACAACCATGACACTTGAATCTTTCTTCTTCAAAGTTGATACCTGCTGATGCATGACTGTCACTATGAAATGGACACTTCATTTTGCGCCAGCCGTGTCCCTCAGCAGGAACGGCTGCGCCTATATACCTTAAGTAGTCCGCGATACTATGCTTCACCCATTGCCTTTCTGATTAGGGCAAGCCAAATGTTGGCTGGCATTGTGCAATACCACTCGCCAACATCTGACTTACCTTTCCGTTTGTGCAGAACTGTCCCAGTCCACGCATTATCGTTTTTAATTTCTATTTCTAACTCTTTGACCCAAGCGCTCAAGTCCATGCGGACGTGGTTTTTAACCTCGATGGTTACTCCATTCACACCGCTGATATCACCTTTGTCTAGTTGTGCTCCTGCGATTCTGCGGTCTGCATATGGAAAGCCATTAGCCTTCAACCATTTAACAGCATCTGCTTCTGCTTTGCTGCCTTTACGCTTGGCTGCTGTGCTCATTCTTTATTTTGCTCCGTAATAATAGCAATAGTCCATCCGTTGCTTTCACCTTTTTCTGCACGAATACGTGCAATATCAATGTTAGATGCACGAATAACTTTTACTTTATTTTTTTCATAAATGATTTCATACTTTGGCATTACACTGTTATCCCTTCTTGTTGATACTTAACTGCCACATCTTCTAAATACATAGACTCAGGATTAAATGACAGAGTAACATAGTTGCTACCTGTTTGGTCAGCCCGTCCGTATCTGTTTTTAACTGGGGCTACACATAGGTATGTGTCATCTCCTTGTTTCATCTGACCAATAGTAAGAACCATTGCTGGAATTTGATTGACCATACCCTGCACTGCACTACGTGGCTGGCAAGGATAACCATCAAACCCTTCTTTAGTGTGGTGCAGTACTAAGACTGCTGCGTTTGTATCTCTGGCTAGGTACTTAAGTTCTTTCATAACGGCACGCATTGCACCGAACTCATCATACCCATCCATTGCTACATCCATAAGATTGTCTACAACAATAAGCGTTGGACTCTTACCCCACACAGTTTCAAAAGCAGAAACTTCATCATCTAAGTCTTTGAGTGTAGGACTAGATTCAAACGACCAGAACAAGTGATTGTTTAGTTGTAGTATTTCGTGTGATTTTTCTGGGTTATTTTTGAGCAGGCTTTCTGCTGCTGTCTGTGTCATCTTGCCACTCATAGCAATCAAACGCATAGCCATAGTATGTGCATTGGTATCTGCTGAAAAGTAAAGTGTAGGATGTTTTGTTTTAGCAGCGATAGCCAATG